GGGCGCGGCTCGGTACGATTTACATGTCGCTCAAACTGACGGTTATACGATTCGAGGATGCGTTTGGGATACGTTAGATGCAATGCATTTAATGAACGAGCACGAGCCTTCGTACGGTCTTAAGCCTTTGACGCAAAAGTACGGTAAGTATTTCGGCGTAACAGGAACGGTGTTTACTTTCGAGGACTTATTCGGAAACAGGTCGCCGGCTCCGTTTAATACAGAGTTGGTCGGTATATACGCGATCAATGACGTTAAGTATGGTTGGGGATTATGCGAGTTTCAGTTCGAAATGATGCAGAAGTACGGACGGCTCTTTGATTGCTACGCGCTAATTGACTCGAAATTACCGGAGACTGACGTTTTCATGGAACGCTGCGGATTCTGCATTGACCTCGATCAACTCAGGGCGCTAGAAGCCGAATATGAGCCGAAGGTTGAGGAAGCGACGCGCCGAGTGTTCGAGACTTACGGTATTGACGACGAATTTGTACGCAAGATGGACCGTACCATAAACGCAACTAAGATTCAGAAATGGATTGTGGCTCAGCAAAAACGAATACGAACAGCAGACGACCGAATTACGAAGAAATTAACGAAAGTAAACGAGATGAAAGCGGCAGGGAAAACGCACACAAAATCGTATCAGAACGAACTTGGCTTGCTCGCAAAATACCGAAAGATGCGCGCCGAGCTTGCTGACGCCACCGTGGAAAACGCACCCCAGGATATCAAGGAATTCGTAATTACTAACGGGAATCACATCGCGTACTTAATTTACGATCATCTCGGCATTAAAGACCAGACGTCGAAGATCGAACGCGGTAAGAAGCGGTCAACCAAGTCGGATGTACTCGATATCTACTTCGCAGAAGAACCATCGCTTGAGCCGTTAGCTACAGTTGCGGAATATACGAAGCTGCTAACGACTTATATTCGTCCGATACTCGGCTCACACGGCGTGGAATCCGTTATGGAGGTTGACGGACGGTTGCATACGAACTTTAAAGCGGGCGGAACCGTAACGGGACGTTATTCATCGAGTTCATATCGCGCAAGAAAACCGGAGGTGGCAACGTGGCTATAACTGACGAAAATTACTTAGACGTAGTAAAGGCGCTTGTAGCGAGCGATGAATATACGAAGCGCGGCGTTAACCTTCAGAATATACCGGCGAGATCGAAGTCGGGTAAGCGCGTAAGGAATGCGTTTGTTCCGCGTGAGGGCTGGGTGTTTATCGGGTCCGACTTAGGGCAGATTGAGCCTCGGATTCAGGCGCACATAATGTACGAAAAGTACGGCGATGGTTCTATGCGTCAGATCTTTATAGACGGCGTTGATCTTTACACGACGATGGCGCAGAAGGTATTCGGACTTGCGGAAGAATACTGCACGGATAAAGCTTACGATCCGACAGGCACGTTCCAGCCTCGCAGAATGATGAAGACCGGTGTGCTTGCGAAATCTTACGGGCAGACACCGCAGGCATTTGCGCGAAAAATGCACGTAAGTATCGAAGTGGCCGAGATGTTTTTTAATAATTTTGACGAACAGTTTCCGTCGTTTACGCAGATGGTTACGGATATTCGCGAGGGAATGAAGCGGTACGGGTACGTTGAAACTCTTTACGGACGGAAACGTAGATTTCCGGACTATAAGGAAGTCGCAGCAGCCGTAGCGAAGAACGAACAGCGCTTGATTAGGCTTTACACTGAGCGTAAGCAACTGCGTAATAAGAAATCGTTAACTCAACGCGATCAAGAACGCCTGGTTAAGCTTCAGTCGGAGATTGATACTCTCGCTGATAAGCGTGGCTTAGTCGGATATTGGGAACGCGCAGCTTTTAACGCGGTTATCCAGGGAACAGGCGCCGATATTCTGAAGATGAACGGAAATCGAATGGCGCGAATTTGTATGGAGCGTGGTTGGGAGTTTAACGCAAGTATTCACGATGAAATTAAAATCAGCGTACCAGAAGACGAATTAACGCCGGAAACAGTTGCGCTTATTAAGGACGTTATGACTAATACGGTAAGCTTGTCGGTTCCTCTCGTAACTGACACCGTTATAGAGCCCGCCTGGATGCTCGAAATGAAGCCGGAAGAATATTTTACAGGCGTTGTAAATCGCGAAGATTATTCGAAAGAAGAAGTTTACGAAAATCAAGTCGCACTTGTACGCAAGTATTGGAAGGGACGTGATTAATTGACGAACGCAAACGCACGATCAGCCGCAAATTCACTGCGCGCCCAATTAGCGCCGGCGCCCGAGCCGACCACATACGCGCAGCAGATTGCGGATGAACTCATCGAATATCTAAACGAATGGCACTCGCTGCCTGAAACGTGGGATAACGCACTGGACGCGCAGATACACCGATGGTACGCAGATGCTCCGAAAGTATTTCCGAAGAAGCCGTATTTCTCGCCGTCATCTGCGAATGCCTGCCCGCGTGAACTTTATCATAAGGCGCTAGGCGATCCGAGAGACATAACGCGCAAGCCTCCGTATCAGGGGCGCTGGACGCGTATCGGAACGGCAATCGGCGATATGATCCAGCGCGATTTGCTCTTTATGGAAAAACATTTCGAAAAGAAAGTCGGCCGGCCTTGCCCGTTCAGCTTCGAACGTAATCCGGACGGCACGCCGATGTTCGAGGACTTCGCCAAGCGGAACCATAAGATCGAGCGCGCTGGCAAGACGTTTCACCTCTTCGGAACATGCGACGGCATCATGCGCTATGTCACCGAAGATGGCGAAGTATTGCGCGTGGGCCTCGAAATCAAGTCGAAGCAAACGAGCGCAGCCCGTACGTCTTTCTATTCGCTGAAGAAGCCGGACGAAAAACACGTTAAGCAGTGTGTCGCTTATGCGGAGATGTATGGCGTCGACTTATACGTGATCCTCTACGTAAATGCATCGAAGAAGGCGTGGGAGTACGAAGAAGGAGAATTCGAAAAGTCGCCGGACATCCGGGCGTTTGGCCTCGAAATTGGACGCGAAGACATCGATGTACTGCTCGATAGATTCGTAGAAATTCAGAATTCGATTGACGACGGCAAGCCGATGGCGGTCGACCTTAACGGCTGGACATTCAACGGATACTGGACGCGAAGACATCGATGTACTGCTCGATAGATTCGTAGAAATTCAGAATTCGATTGACGACGGCAAGCCGATGGCGGTCGACCTTAACGGCTGGACATTCAACGGATACAAAACGGCCGTAGCGCAATCACTTACGGCGTCCGAACTGGAAGCCATCCGTGAAAAGGTTTCGCGAGTCAAGCGGTCGAACGTCTTTGATTCTACGAAAAGGCAGTACGCCGGGGCGCTGGAGTTTATCGAAAAAGTACGCAAAGGGGAGGCGGTTTGATGACCTTCTTAGCTTATCGCCAAATTATCTTGGACTACGAAATGCATGTCATCTATCGAACTAGGAGCGGGCTAATTGACAACGAAAAATCAACACGCCTTCTCGATAAATTAGACGAATGGAATAAAACCGGGTGTGAGGTTCTTTCGTATGATTAGCGCCAAGCCTATCCGCATCCTAGCGTTAGACATATCGACTAATCCCGGCTTCGCGGTCCTCGAAGTCAAACGGCTGAAGTCAGGTCCGCGTATTAACCTCGTACACGTAACGTCAGTCAGCACGACGAGCCAGTCGTCGGACAGTCACCGGTATTCCTATATCGAGGCAGCGGCAACGATGGTTCTGCACGAACACGGACCGTTCGACGTTGTTGTCCGGGAGCATTACACGAAAGGGCGCAATAGGCGATCGACCCAAACGGTGTTTGGTGCGTGGGCCGTCATCGACTTAGCGCTTGGTAAATACGGCTATAAGGCGGATGTGGAGATCACGCCGACAACGGTTAAAAAGGACGTAACCGGAAAAGGCAGCGCATCAAAAGACGAAGTAGAGGCGGGAGTAAGGCGGATGATTTCGCTCCCAGCCGACTTTACGTTTCGGACAGATGACGAATCGGATGCGGTGGCGATTGGGCTTTCGTATCTTGTTCGCGAGAAGATTATAAAACCGGAGGAGGCGGAGTAGATGGATAAAGGATATTTTTTAATCGCTGGTAAAACGGAGGGGTTTAGTTATGCGGATGCTAAAGTTCTTCGCTGCGGCTCCGAAATCGATGCGGAGAGCCTTGTTAACTCACTTAGACACGAGGGCTATTCGATCTTTTACGTCACTAAAACCGTCTATCGAATCGATGATAACGCGACTATCGGGGAGGCGGAATGATGGATCGCATAATAAAGTGGGGAACTATCGCAGTAATTGCGCTGGCTGTGTTTTCTTTCGTGGTAGCAGCGCCGGCGTATACGATTGCGTCTTACCATAACGAAAACACTTACGTAATAAAGGTAACGGATAAAGAAACGAAAACGTCTGACGATTCCTCGAAGTATCTGATTTTCGGAGATGACGAGAAAGGTAATGCGAAAGTGTTCGAAAACACAGACGCAATATTTGCGCGGAAGTTTAATTCCAGCGACCTGTACGCGGAGATTGAAATCGGTAAGACGTACGAATTCAAGACGGTCGGCTTCCGTATTCCATTCATGTCGAGCTACGAAAACATAATGACGGTGAAGGAGAAGTGATGCGAATGTTTAAGCGGAGATTAATCGAAACGCTTTCGTGGATACTCACAATCGCAACGTTTTTTCTATTAGTCAGATTTCTGATATGGGCGATAGAATCTCCCGTAGCAAAAGCGATCTTTACGATTGCGGCCATATTCGGACTGCTTCTCGTCGGGCTTTACGGAATCGTCCGTTTTATCTTATGGCTGATCGTCGAACCATATCGCGCACATAAACGCGAGAAGGAGGGGGCGGCCGAATGATGGGCTCAGCGACGGACGCGCAACTACAGCAGATGTTACGAATTCATCGCGAAGGACTTGCCGAAGATGCTTACGCAATTAGTCGGCACGAACGGCAGCTTATCGAACTGCGGATCGAAAGAGATCGTCGGCTTGCGAATATAGTGGCGCTGGAAGAAGAAATCGAGAGACGGAAGGGGTAGAACGGATGCATAAACGCGAAGAGCTAGAAAATGCGCTATCAGCGTTGGAAGTCGAACTACGGTCGAGGGAAAGCGATCTCGAAGACTTACGTGAGGAGCTGCAGGACGTTCAGAACGATATTGACGATATCGAAGAACAAATCGCCGATATTGAGGACGAACTTGACTCGCTAGAAGACGGAGAGGATTCCGAATGCTGATCGCTTATTACTCGCTGACCGGCAACGTCCGCCGATTCGTCGCCAAGACCGGTCTGGCCGCCGTCGAAATTAAGCCGGGCCTGATGATCGCCGAGCCATTCGTATGCGTGACTGGTACGTATGGCTTCGGTCAGGTTGCCGGCACGGTTTCGGACTTCCTTGCGGATAACAGCGACTATCTTGCGGGCGTGGCTGCGTCAGGCAATCGTATATGGGCGGATAATTACGCAAAGGCGGCGGATTTGATTAGTAAGGAATTCGGAGTCCCTATTCTGTGTAAGTTCGAATTATCTGGAACGGACTCAGACGTACAGCTTTTTAAACAGGAGGTGAGGTCGTGTATAAGATCGGAGACAGTTTCGAGACAAGACATGGAACGCCCTATAGAATAGTAGACTTTGGTCAGGATAAGAGGAATAAAACAGTTTACGTTATAGCGTTTCCTTGCGGAATTAGAAGGAGCGTGTACTCCCATAATATAAAGAATGGGAAGGTTAAGTATCCTTATGACAAAAGTGTAGCTGGTGTTGGTTTTTTAGGATTAGCAAGTTACAAAGGGAACGAAAAGATCTACCATGTTTGGAGAGGAATCCTCCGAAGATGTTACGACCCTAGAAGAAAGGACTACCTTCGTTATGGAGGCGCGGGAGTAACAGTATGTGAAGAGTGGTTTTCCTTTGAGATGTTTTTGAAAGATGTGCCTAACTTACCTGGATGGGACTTCGACAAATTTAAACGTGGCGAAATTCAACTTGATAAGGATCTCCTATCTGTTGAGGGGAAGGTCTATTCTAAAGAAACTTGTTGCTTTTTATCGCCAAGAATGAACAACGTATTAAAATACAGAGGAGGCGCCGCATGACGAATAAACACGCAAGTTATATCGAACTTAATAACGAAATCATGATACAGAAGGACGGCCGGTTCCAATTCGAAAAGGATATCGAAGCCGTCCGCGCTTATTTTATCGACTACGTAAACCAAAACACCGTATTTTTCCACGACCTTCGCGAAAAGCTCGAATATCTGCGCGATAACGATTACTACGAAACCGAATTCCTCGACGCCTATACGTTCGATGAAATCAAGGCGGTCTATCAGGCGGCCTATGCGCACAAGTTCCGATTCCCTTCGTTCATGAGCGCGTTCAAATTCTATAACGACTATGCGATGAAGACGAACGACGGCAAAAAGATCCTTGAACGATACGAAGACCGCGTTTCTGTTGTCGCGTTATTCTTCGCGGGAGGAGACGCAGCCAAGGCGATCGAGTACGTAGATTTGATGATGCGGCAAGAATACCAACCGTCAACGCCGACGTTCTTGAATGCGGGCCGGAAGCGTCGGGGCGAGCTCGTTTCCTGCTTCCTGCTCGAGGTTAACGATTCCCTTAACGATATTAGTCGCGCAATTGATATTTCGATGCAGCTTTCGAAGCTTGGCGGCGGCGTGTCGCTTAATTTATCGAAGCTTCGGGCGAAAGGCGAGGCGATCAAAGACGTAGAGAACGCGACGAAGGGCGTAGTCGGCGTTATGAAGCTGCTCGATAATGCGTTCCGTTACGCAGATCAGATGGGTCAGCGGCAAGGGTCGGGCGCGGCTTATCTCAACGTATTCCATGCGGACATTAACGACTTCCTTGATACGAAGAAAATCTCGGCCGATGAAGACGTCCGCGTCAAAACGTTATCCATCGGCGTTGTCATTCCGGATAAATTCATCGAACTGGCGCGAGAAGATCGGCCAGCTTACGTTTTCTATCCGCACACCGTTTACAAAGCGTATGGGACGCACTTAGACGAAATGGATATCGGAGAGATGTACGATCAGCTCGTCGATAATCCGGCCGTCCGTAAAGACAAGATCGACGCGCGCAAGCTCCTCGAAAAGCTCGCCGTGCTGCGTTCCGAATCGGGTTATCCGTACATCATGTTCGAAGGCAACGTAAACGCCGAGCATGCGAACAGCCACGTATCGAAGGTAAAGTTTTCGAATTTGTGCTCGGAGGTCCTTCAGGCGTCGCAAGTATCGGAATACACCGACTATGGCGAACCAGACGAAATCGGCCTTGATATTTCGTGTAATCTCGGATCGCTCAACGTTGCAAACGTAATGAAAAACGGCGACTTCGAAACTATCGTAAAGCTTTCCGTCGATGCTCTAACGCGAGTCTCGGAAACTTCGAATATCAAGAATGCGCCGGCTGTTGCGCGAGCTAACCGGGAGATGCGTTCGATCGGCCTCGGCGCGATGAATCTGCACGGTTACCTAGCGCAGAACGGTATCGCTTATGAATCGGAAGAAGCGCGGGATTTTGCTAACGTATTCTTCGCGTTGGTGAATTATTGGTCGCTTGTGAGATCGATGGAGCTTGCGAAAGAAACCGGCAGTACCTACGAAGGCTTCGAGGAATCAACGTATGCTAGCGGAGAGTACTTCTTTAAATACGCGTATGTTGACGAGCAGAACGGAGAAGGCCTCGATTGTTTTCCAAAGACGGAGAAAGTAAAAGCGTTATTTAAAGACATATGGATTCCGGATGGTCTCGCCTGGCATTACCTCGAATTGGACGTTTGTGAGTACGGCCTTTACCATTCGTACAGACTTGCGATCGCACCGACGGGCTCAATTTCGTATGTGCAGTCGGCCACTGCGTCGGTCATGCCGATTATGGAGCGCATCGAGGAGCGTACGTACGGCAATTCGAAGACGTATTATCCTATGCCGGGGCTATCGCCGCAGAACTGGTTCTTCTACAAGGAAGCGTACGACATGGATATGTTTAAAGTCGTCGATATGATCGCAACGATTCAGCAGCACGTCGACCAAGGCATCTCGTTTACGCTGTTCTTGAAAGATACGATGACGACGCGCGATCTGAACCGGATTGATTTATACGCGCATCATAAAGGAATTAAAACGCTGTATTATGCGCGAACAAAAGACACTGGACAGGATTCGTGTTTGAGTTGCGTAGTTTAAGCGAAACGGAGGGAACGAGCATGAATCAGCGACTATCAGACGAGGATCTGGCGAAATTGAGACGGTACGCAAGTCGGTGTTGTGATCTTATGAATTACGCGAATATCCCGCCGGGAGTTCTGATCGCATTGTTGGACGGATATAAAAAGGAGGACGAATAATTGACGAACGCAAACGCAATCCACACGGCGGCCGATTGGTCGCGCCATGAAGACGACTTTACGCAAATGTTTTACAACCAAAACGTTAAGCAGTTCTGGCTTCCGGAAGAGATTTCGCTTAATGGCGATCTCCTTTCGTGGAAGGCGCTGAGCCCGGCCGAGCAGACGACGTACATGCGAGGCCTTGCCGGCCTAACGCTATTAGACACGGAGCAGGGAAATACCGGAATGCCGATCATCGCGCAGCACATCGTCGGCCACCAACGGAAAGCCGTCCTGAACTTTATGGCGATGATGGAGAACGCTGTCCATGCGAAGTCCTATTCGAATATATTCATGACGCTGGCACCGACGGAGACGATCAACGAAGTATTCGAGTGGGTTAAGGTCAATCCGTATTTGCAGCGGAAGGCGGCGCTAATAACCGGTCTATATCGCGACATAAAAGAAGGCGATGTCCTTTCGCTATATAAGGCGCTCGTGGCTTCGGTTTACCTCGAAAGTTTCCTGTTTTATTCCGGCTTTTATTATCCGTTATATTTCGCCGGCCAAGGCAAGCTAACGAGCAGCGGCGAGATCATTAACCTTATCATTCGCGATGAGGCGATTCATGGCGTATACGTCGGCTTATTGGCGCAAGAGATATACGGAAAGCAAGAGCCGGGCGTCCAGCTTGAGATGCGCGACTTTGCCGTCGAACTGTTGACGGAGCTGTACGATAATGAGGTCGCATATACCGAGGATCTATACGATGCGGTCGGCTTAACGCACGATGTAAAGCGATTCCTTCGGTACAACGCGAATAAGGCGCTGCAAAACCTCGGATTCGATCCGTATTTCGAAGAGGAAAGGCCGAATCCTATCGTCATGAACGGCCTGAATACGAAGACGAAATCGCACGACTTCTTCTCGCAAAAAGGAAACGGCTATAAGAAGGCGACGGTCGAGGCGCTAAAGGATTCGGATTTTTATTTCGGCGAATAAGCGTCCATTTTTCGGAATAGATTCGCAGTTATTTATGAAGAAGTTAGTACGCAGTTATATATGAGGACGTTACGAAGGAGGAAACGAAATGAACGTAAATATAAAACGGTTATCACCGGACGCACAGATTCCAGCTTATGCGCACGCAACGGACGCCGGCTTCGATTTAGTGGCGGCAGAGAACGTTATTATCGAACCGGGCGAAACTGCGTGTGTGCCGACGGGCTTAGCGTTTGAGATTCCGGAAGGCTTTGAAATGCAGATTCGACCGCGCTCGGGCATTACGCTGAAGACGCCTTTGCGCGTGCAGCTCGGTACAATTGACGCAGGCTATAGGGGCGAGGTCGGAGTGATTGTCGACAATATCGCCGAGAGATCATCGACAATCAACTTAGACAACTGGACAAAGTACGAACATATTGACGGAACTACGACGGAAACAGCAAAGCATGCACGGTACTGTAAGCGATGGGGTGATTACGTCGAACAAGATGAAGTTGCGTATAAGACGTACATCATCCGCAAAGGCGATCGCCTGGCACAAGCGGTAATCAAGCCGTTCGAGCAGGCGGTGTTTACGGAAGTTGATGCGCTCGGCGATAGCGATCGAGGTGCGGGCGGCTTCGGGAGTAGTGGGGTTACTAACTGATGGCGCAAATATATGCGTGCTTTCTAAACGGTAAGCTGTACGGATGGGGTGACCTCGAATATATGAGCGAGCTATTTCGCGATTACGTTGTTTATTGCGCGATGTATGGAAGAGACGACTGTACATTCCGGATAACTACGCAAGAGAAAGCTCGCCGTTTATTGATTAACGAAACTATTCGAGAAAACGGCGAAGCATTAAAACGATTGGAGGACGAATAAATGGCGGAAACCAAAATGAACGTACAGCTAATCGCACATACACTGGTTTCAGAGAAATTCGCGAAAATGTTCGCGCTTAACGAAACTGAGGACGCATTGACTGACGTTGGCGAATTATTTCGTGAGGGCGTAACCGACGGCCAAGCGATCGCGCTAACCGCAATCAGAACGTGCTACAGCGCCAACAAACCGACCGAAATCGTCGCAAAGGAAGGCGCCAAGTATTTCGGCTCCAAAGCGTCAGACGGCGGCGCAGGAACGGACGCCGACCGGTTGTTCCGACATATCTTCGCATCCAAACACACGTCGACGTTGGAGCATATCTCGTTCACCTTTGCGATCGAAGGCGTCAGCCGGGCGTTATTGGCGCAGCTTACACGGCATCGCGTTGGTTTTAGCTTCAGCGTACAGTCACAGCGTTATGTGCGGATGGGGAGAGATGATAGATCCGGCGACCGGTTGTTCCGACATATCTTCGCATCCAAACACACGTCGACGTTGGAGCATATCTCGTTCACCTTTGCGATCGAAGGCGTCAGCCGGGCGTTATTGGCGCAGCTTACACGGCATCGCGTTGGTTTTAGCTTCAGCGTACAGTCACAGCGTTATGTGCGGATGGGGAGAGATGATAGATCCGGCGGGTTCGACTACGTAATGCCTCCGACAGTGACCGAGGATAAAAAAGTGGATCACAGTCCGTCATTGGATTTTACGCATTACATTAGCGCAGTCGACCACTTCGGAGACGCTATGGAAATGATTCAAGACGTATATGACGAGTTGAGAAGTCTTGGAGTGCCCGCAGAAGATGCCCGCGCCGTCCTACCGAACGCAGCCGCAACCAATCTCGTAATGACTGCGAATCTGACCGCGTTGTTGTCGTTCTATTCCAAACGTAAAAAAGGACGCGGCGCACAGGCGGAAATCACCGAATTAGCCGAAGCGTTAAGACGCGAAGTGGTCGCCATGGAGCCATGGACGGACCTGTTTTTCGAGGAGGTGTAAGCATCGGTATACTAACGAATCTAGCGATGTCAACGCAATTACTCACGAACCCGACCGCCAAGCCACCGGAACCTCCACCGCCGAGCCCACCGCGCATCACCGAAGAGGAAGCCGCGATCCAAGAGGCGGAGGCCGTTATCGAAGGCAAGGACGCTGAGCTGGCGACCAAGGATGCGAAGATAGAAGCGCTCGAATCCGAACTTGCTTCCGTAAAAGACGAAGTCAAGGCGCGGGCTAACGAAAAGCGCGAGAAGCCTTTGCATAAGCACGCACAAACATCCGGCTGGCAAACGTTCGAGGCGTCTGCGTATACGGCTTATTGTGCGGAAGGGTGTACCGGAACCACGGCGACCGGCCTCGACGTTAGCCGTACGATCTATCACGCAGGCAAGCGCATTATAGCGGTAGATCCGTCAGTTATTGCGTTAGGCTCGGCGGTTGAGGTGCGGCAGGCAGACGGCACGACGTTTGAAGCGGTGGCGCAAGATGTCGGCTCCGCAATAAAAGGGTCACGTATAGATTTACTTGTAACTAACGAGAGGGATGCAATACTTTTCGGACGGCAATCTGTGGAGGTGCGGATAATTGGCGGTTGAATACAACAAAAATAAGCTTCGCCCGCTGCTTGAACTTCTTGACTCCGGATACCTGTTTTATAAAGAAGGCAGGATCTGGCGGAACTACAAAAAATTAAATAAATTTAAAACTATAAAACTAGATAAACCGGAAATAGCTAGTACCTCAACTGCTAGAGGGTATCGAAGGGTTGGTCATAAAAATGAAACGGTATATGAGCACATACTAATTTATGCTTGGTTCCATGGAATTGACGTATTAGATTCCTTCCAATGCATCGATCATATTAATGGAAATAAGTCCGATAACCGCATAGAGAACCTAGAAGGGGTTACTGTTCGAGAGAATTCTCGCAGAGCTGAGTCGCTTGGTCTTGTTAAAAGAACGTTCGGAGAGGTTAACGGGATGCACAAACTGAAGTCCGAGAACATAAAAGAAATTTTTGAGCTCCGCCTGCAGGGACTAACACAGTATGAGATTGCGGCAAAGTTCTCTGTTACGCAGGGCCACATTTCTGAGATTTTAAGTGGTAAGAAACGAAGAGTTGGGTAAGGTTCGCGTAATAAATTAACGGGAGGGCGATCGGATGGAAGTTGGATTTAACGGTAAGAATCTCGATGATTTGTGTATCAAGACGGCGAAAGGAGACGAAGGTATGACGAAAATCCACGTACTGGCTGACGAAACACTTGGCGGCATCAAGCGCGAATACGTAGAGGTCGATCGGAAGGCGGAGGTTGGCGAAAGGATAATTATTATTGAGGCAGACTGTCAATCCGAATATAGAAACGGTGATATGGCGTTTGTCAGTCGGTTTGTAAAAGACGACTCAAGGTTCGGTTATTATGCGGAATCTATTCTCGCAAATGGGCGATCGATTGCCTCATATGACCGCGAATACCACGTTCTCGAACCGACCGACATCTTTCACATTGACGGCGAGCGCTACGAATTAACCGATCGCAAGGCGGAAGTTGGCGAGAAGGTTATGTACGTAAATAAAGACTGCGGTGAATCTGACGGAGTAGTAACCGAAGTTACCTCAGTAGGCGTCAGTATGGTTGACGTATCTGGTTACGAAGCTTCCGATGGAGGTTCTGTTTGCGGATTCTCTCACGGATATTATCGCGTCCTCGTCCCGGTCGAATCTGCCGAAGACGAACCGCAGCCAGCCGACCCAATCGACGTTATCGCCAGTTTAGCGCAAGAGGTTGCGTCTTTAAAACGGACAGTCGATCGCCATAGAGACGAAATCGACACGCTGTATAAAGACAAACGGACGCTTGGCGAAGAGTTAGCGCGGTTGAAGGAGCCGACGAAGACCACAGAGTGCGCTCCGATTGATGCGCCACTAGTTTTTATTCAACGGAAAATTGGCGATGCGTTTGATGTGTATCAAGACGGTAAGAAATTGCGCGGGATAAGGCATATTCGTATTGATGCAGCGGAGGGTGAATTCACCACGCACGATATCGAATTTGTTTCCGGGGCAACCAAAAAAAAAACATCAAATGCATCGCCAATTTTCAACGGAAAATTGGCGATGCGTTTGATGTGTATCAAGACGGTAAGAAATTGCGCGGGATAAGGCATATTCGTATTGATGCAGCGGAGGGTGAATTCACCACGCACGATATCGAATTTGTTTCCGGGGCAACCGAGGAGGAGCGCCCATGAAGCTCGCCCTAACCGCACCGTTACGCGCAGGCAAGTCGCAGGCCGCCGGCTATCTATCGACGTATTACGATTTCCAAACGGTCGCCTTCAGCGACGAACTCAAAGCCGCCTTTCACCGCGCTTTCCCTTCCGTACCTGAAAAGCCGAAGCCGCGGGCGTATTATCAAAAGTTCGGACAGTGGGCGCGTGAGGCATTCGGAGAGAACGTCTGGATAGACGCATGCATGGCGAAAGTTGACGCATACACGGCGCTCTTTTCTCGCAAATGTGATTGCGGCTTATCACCGTCCCTGAAGAATCGCGTACTGATCGAAGACGTTCGGCAGCAGAACGAATATGACCGGCTGCGCGCCGAAGGATTTACTATCGTCCGCATCACAGCGCCGGAGGAATTACGGATCGAACGCGCACGGAAGGCCGGCGACGATTTCGATTTAGCAGCGCTCGATCATCCGACTGAAAAAGCGCTGCAAACTTTCGAAGTTGATTACGAAATTATTAACGATGGGACGTACGAGCAGCTTTATGCGAAGTTGGACGATTTAATGGCGGAGGTGGGCGTTAGGTGACGGAGATTCCGAATCACGAACCGAAAACACTAAGCGAAAAAGCTTTGAGATATATGTACGCCAATCCAAAACGTAGATTTATTCATTCTACAGACAAAGCGGCGGCTACAATACCGGCGGTCATCTATAAGGGAGTGCCTTACGGTGTCTTCTATCCCGTACCACATAACGAAAGGAGCGAATACATGGGCGACTTTAATTTAACGCCACAACAGCCGGCGAACGGACTGACTGTGCTCGAATTATTCTGCGGAGGCGGACTCGGCGCAATCGGCTTTAAGGCGGCCGGCTTTGATATCGTAAAGGCGCTGGACTTCGATAAGAACGCCGTTAAAGCATACCACCATAATTTCGGCGATTACGTTGAGCAGGCGGATATTAACGAAATTGATATCGACAGCTTGCCGGATACCGACGTTATCTTCGGAGGGCCGCCGTGCCAAGACTTCTCGGTTGCGGGTAAAGGTGCCGGAGCAGACGGAGAACGCGGTAAATTAGTATGGCGCTACCTCGAAATTATCGAACGCAAGCAACCGAAATCCTTCGTGTTTGAAAACGTAAAAGGACTGATAACGAAGCGCCACCGTCCTACATTCGACGCGCTTATCGAGAAGTTTAACGAAATAGGTTACGAGATTGAGTGGAAAGCGCTGAGCGCGTGGGACTACGGAGTAGCACAGAAGCGAGAGCGCGTGTTTATCGTCGGAATTCGAAAAGACCTCGGATTCACATTCGAGTTTCCGAATCCGTTAGAAGACGATTATCAGACGAGAGTATTGCGGGATGTTATCGGGGATTTGCCAGAAGCGAATAACGAAGGCTACGGACTGCGGAATGACGAAAAACCTTATGCACACAAAATCCCTGATGGCGGTAACTGGCGCAGCCTCCCGGAAGACGAACAAAAAGCGTTTATGAAGGGAGCGTTTTACAGCGGGGGAGGACAGACGACTTATCTACGGAGAATGTCGAGGGATGAACCCGCATTAACAATTACTGCGTCTGTGTTGGCGAAAGCTACTTGTCATTTACATCCGGAAGAGGATGAGAAACCGCCTCGTAGATTCACCGTCCGCGAATGTCTCCGAATCCAATCTGCGCCAGACACTTACGTCCTGCCAGACGATATTTCTTTATCGGCGCAATATCGGATTGTCGGAAACGGAATTGCTTCGCGCGTTGCGTGGTATATCGGATGTGCCTTGGCGGATCAGCTACGATTTAAATCGAAAGCATAAACGCCGGAAGGGTACGCCATATACGCCTGCTTCGCGGCTTCCTCTTCGCCAATCATCTGAAAACGTAGCGGAAGGTCCTCGTCTTTGAAGCCGGCCGCCTTAATTACTTTGCTTGCGGCTTTATTATACGAACGCTTATCGAATTTGAACGGAGTCGCATCGGCCTTTACGCTTTCAGGCTTCGCGCAAACAAGGCGATTTGATTCGTCATCGTAGCCGATCGTCAGGTAAAACGGAGATTTGTCGGGCAGGCCGATGATTTTACGTGCGCCGGACGAAACGTATATTCTTCGCTGTTTATCAAGCGTTATGTAAGCGTCATTACTTTGCGCTGAAATCCAATTAATAACCATACGGATACACCTCGATTATACATTATACGGAAATTATATTCGCTTTTGGGGCGAAAGTCAAACGAAAAGGGGCGAAGGGATGGGTACAGTCAAAATCGATCTACACCGAAAGGATCGCGAATTTAGCACCGAATATGCGCTCGACGACGCAGATGGCGTCAAGTTGCTACTCGCCGATTACCAGAAGTTCGTCAGCCGGAAGCGATGCGGCGACTATGCGGCTGTAGAAGTGCTAATCGACATTCATAAAGCGATTGAGCTCGCCGGCTTAACGGATCGGCAACGGCAGGCGATCGAGCTCGTTTACTTCGGTGAACTAACGCAAGCCGAGGCGGGCGAACGGATGGGTATTAGTCGTATTTCAGTCCGAGAGTATCTCGAAGCCGCTTCCGAAAAGCTTGCGGACATTTATTACTATTGGGCCGGTCACGGCGGAGGATACACGACAGGGGGGACGGATTGATGGATAAAACGATTTTGCACGAAACGATTACGGAAATGTATACACGTACTAAGGCCGGCAAGATGACACGGAGTGAACGTATTGAGGCAATCACGGCCTTAGCAGACGCTTACTACGACTCTACCGGAGAGCAACCGGAGCTATCAGCGCTTGAACGAATGGCTAACCTCGTACTCTATGAAGAGCTTTCCGACGCACATCCGGATAAGGTGACGCGCGAAGAGTACCCGATCATGAGCGAAACCCAGTTCGAAGAGCGATACAAACGTGAAGCTTCGGATAAATTGACGGAGGAATACGACCAAACCGGCTCCTATAAAGGTCGGCCGATCCGCAGACCACGATCTTCCTACGAAAATAAATTACTGGATAGGCGCGCCAAGGCACGGAATGAAGAGCGTAGGAAAAACTACAATTCTTTTACGAAAGGGTATCTAGTCGCCGTAAGCAAAACGCCGAAAGGGGAGGTGATTACGGAGAGAAGGTATACTCCCGGACAGTTCACCGTAAATATCGCAACTGGCGAAAAAGTTTATCACTAATACCCGTATTTTACTGCGTTAGTTGTCTATACGTTGTGAGGGCGCCTGTTCAGCGCTCTTTTATTTTTGCGAAAAGGAGACGGTATAATGAAGAGATTACGAGTTATTAATACGGAGACAGGCGAAGACTGGTCGGAAATGTACACGCTGCGGCACCGCAACCAAGACGCAGCCTTTCGTCAGAAGCAAGAAAAAACAGCCGATCGGCGTGATTTCTCAAACGCCAATATGTCTAATATTCACGAAGTCTATGACGCTCTTACGACGGCACAGTGCGGCTACCTGATGCTGCTTCAGTGCTACGTCGACTACAACGGTATTCTAATAAAATCCAGCCGTAATAAAACGCCGATGACCACTGCGGACATGATGGACGTTTTGCAGCTCGGTAAAAAACCTCGGTCCTTTTACGACTTCCTCTCCGCCTGTACCGAGCACGACATTATCCGGGAAGAGGCCGGCTTATACAGCGTAAATGAGCGCTACCACTTCAAGGGTAATTTCGGTAGCCAGCAAGTCGTCAAGCTATACAGCGCGAAGATCAAACGTGTGTACAGCGAAGTGAAGGCGACTGACATCGGTCTGATCTATCGTATGCTGCCGTTCATTCATTACGAAACAAACGCTCTGTGCGCAAATCCTTTCGAAAAGAATCCGAAGCGCATCCGCTGGTTCAATAAGAAGGAACTTGCGGCGGCGATCGGTGTTACCTCGGATACGCTCGGACGCCGCCTGAAGCAGATGAAATTCGACGGCGAATACGTTGTTGCGCGAATTAAAGTCGGAAGCGAGCCGGAGCGCTATACGTTTAATCCTAACGTATTCTATCGACAATCCAAGACGCCAGACAAAACGCTGATTGCGCTATTCAACGTTAAAAAGGTATAATTTTACTATATCGGAGGTGATACGAATGGGAGAGATTAAACCGGGAGCTAATCCGTTGGAAAGCGCAATTAGAGGCGCGAGTCCATCACGCGGAGCATAAACGAAAAAGGACGCCTTATGCGGGCGTCTTTTCTTCGTCATCTTCCGTTTGTAATTCAAGAACTTCGATCTGCGATTTTAAGATAGCTATGTCTCGGCTGTTTAGGTTCGTAGGTAATTCAAAGCGCGCAATCTGCCCGTTTGTAAGCGCAATGCGAGCGTATTGTTTTTCGTCCATTCGTATAGCTCCTTCGGTGTTTATGCCTTAAATATATCATCAGCTCTTCCACGAATCAAACGAAGGTATCCGCAGCAGTCCTTTGCGCGTCTTAAATCGATGCTTCACGCGGCATTTTATCGGCTCTATATTCACGTATTTATCCGTTTCTCCTACGTCTTTCCGCTCCGAATGAAATCTCCGCCGTTCAGCGTGCGGCATAAACTCCATCAGTCCCGCATAAGCACCGTCTTCATACGCTAAAACAAGCGCATTATCCTCTTTCCGATAACCCGTAATCCAAACGTCCGTATACTCGTAATTAACGATCTTCAACCATCGATCTGACCGCTTATTTTCCGCGTAGGACGAATTAGCGCGCTTCATAACGACTCCTTCAATGCCGGAGCTTTTCGCTAATTCGAAAACAGCGCGGCCATTACCTGTAACGCTATCGACAATCTTAACGTTTGGATGATCGAGGGCAAGGCCGCTTAATAATTCCTTCCGCTCATATAACGGTTTCGACGTAACCGATTCGCCGTCGAGACGCAATATATCAAACACGCAGAATACTATCGGATGATAGCTTTTTTGCGATTGAAACCGCTCCATCATAGCTTCGAAGTCTCCGGCGCCTGTCGGTCCGGGCACGATAAGCTCGCCGTCGAGTACGGTGCCGTCCGGAATCTGTATCGTGTGGAGTTCGGGGAATTTAGCGGTGACTTCGTTGTTGTGGCGCGTGTAGAGGCGTATGCGGCCGTCATTTTTGGATGCGAGCAGGCGGATACCATCGAATTTGATTTCGGTAATGTAATCGTCAGAGTCGAACGGGTCTTTTGCGGACTCTAATAGCATTGGCGAAATAAACAAAAAATCACCTCGTTTCAGCTTCGTAATACTATAATGATATAGTAAGAGTCGACTGGAGCGAAGTGATACGTATCCGGTAATTTATGGTCGTTTATTTTATTCCGTATCTATCAAATGACGCTAGTACCTGTGATACTTCGCTAAGAGTACATCTCTGGCTGTTCAGGTATGATTCTACGTCCTTGTCAGACATTTCATAGGAATCTCTCACGCTTCTTTTTGTGCCTGATGCTCGTTCGATTTCTCGCGATCTTTCTTCGACAGTGAGCTTAATCCAATTATTATTTCTAACACAAAGTTCCACCGATTTTTCATACCAGTCGAGCCCGCCATTTATATCTCTTTCTTCCAAGAGGAGCGATGAAACAATAATACTAGAGTCGGGGTTTTCCTCTGATATCTTCTTCCTTAGTTCACCTAGTTGCGAGGATACTTGCATATGTATATCTCCTTATTGCGTTATTTTAAATGTTCTTCTTCATTCCACACCGCCGGCACTCCCGAAGAAACTTTCCGCTCTTCACCGAGCTTTTGAACAGCGTATAGTCGCAGTTGTCGCATCGTCCTGCGCGCTTGTCCGGAAATTCCTTGTATTCGTAAGTGATCGACGTATCAATGCCGTTAGTCTCGTATTTTTCCTCCATTTTCGCTGTACCTCCGTGTCCTACATCGTTGTATAGAACGATTATACCACGAAAGTACAACGAGAGAGCCGCTTCAGACGCGTTCAGGTACGATAGGTATCCGAAAGCTCGAAACGGCTCATTTCGTTCATTATTTAACGTTGAATTTCGCTGACTCAAACGTACCGACGTAGTTGCGCTTGGCTGAATCCGAATAGCAGTCGATCTGAATAACGTATGTTCCTTTGCCGGTCTTGCTGCGGATCGACTTCGCACTAAACGACTTCAGCGGCGTTGATGTCTTGAAGCTTCCGCGCTGTACTAAATTCGTATCAGTCAGCCCGCCGCCGCTGCGCTTTTTATAAACGCCTGCCGTGTAGTACAGCGTTGAGCCGCCTTTCTTCTCGGCTTTCCAATCGACCGTGCTTGCGCTGCTACTGTACGTAGTTGCGTCCGTATATACCCGCGCTTTGTGCCCGAACTTCTCCGTCTGCCAGCCCGACCATGCTGCGTCAGCTTGCGGAGCCAGCGCAATAGTGCCGGTTAATAAGGTAGCGGTGATTACAAGCGATTTGACTAAACGTTTCATACGATTTCCTCCTCGACTTCCAGCCGCGTACCACACGTAGGGCAGCACGCGTCCGGCTTGATTTCGATATCTAACTTTGCGTAATTGCAATCGTGGCAAGTGTATTCAATCATCGTTATGACTCTCCGTTTCCCTACTAATACTAAAATTCGTACCCTGAGGTTTCGTATCGACATGAGTGGCAATATGACGTCCATACGTAGCCCCTCGGAACCTCTTCTGCGTAAACTTCTTTGGAGTTTTCTTCGTCACAACATTCGCAAGAAGATAATTTGTTAAATGGGATCTGCTCATCCTGAGTAAAGTAAGCTTTAACCGTTTTCATGTAGATCGTCTCCTTTAGTTTCGATTAGATATCCGAAGTAGGTAAGCGCCGTGTTAAAACCGATCTGATACGCGCGTCCGCTGTCCTGAAATAGCGCCATCGGTCGTTGGTATAGGTCGAGGATCTGCGCTTTTTGTTGCGCCGTTAATGGCGGCGTATCCGACCACAGGCGTCTTATATCAAGCGTCATTTTCCACACCGCCTTTCCGCCGTAAGAGCAGAAGGACAAAAAACACGATCGCCGATCCGATTCCGATATAATCGAGCGCGGAAAGCTTGGCGAAATTCATGCTCGCGATCCATGAGACAAGGACGACAATTAGCAAAATTTCCGTGGTATTAATCCGTTTCATACGTGGTATAATTGATTGACAGGGGCTTTCGCCCCCGTTGGATTATGTGCGGCGACGGTGTTTCTTGGTCGGAATCCGTCGCTCTTTTGCTTTCGCCTCTTTGCGCATCTTGCGAAGTTCTAGCGATAGTTTGAAAATCGCTAACCAAGTGCCTAGGAGCGCTGAAAGCTTTACGATGATGTCAATCAATTTACCGTTCACCTCCTTTCGTTACTTTAATTATATCACATAAACGTTATAACGTCAATACGTTATTGATAAAAATATCGTTTTTACGTTATAATAATCTTAGGAGGTGGCGGAAATGATCGCAAAAATAAAGGTAGGCGAGGCGTTAAAGCGCTCGGGAAAGACGCAGGGCGAACTCGCTGAACTAACCGGAATCCGTCCGAATACAATAAGTGAATTAGTCCGCGGACATAGGCGGAAATGATCGCAAAAATAAAGGTAGGCGAGGCGTTAAAGCGCTCGGGAAAGACGCAGGGCGAACTCGCTGAACTAACCGGAATCCGTCCGAATACAATAAGTGAATTAGTCCGCGGACATAGAGAACGTATCCAGCTCGACCATCTCAGCCGGATTGCGGCGGCGTTGAATATAAAAGACATACGTGAACTGATCGACCTTGTAGACGAAGAAAACGGAGGCGCTGACGAATAGTTGGCGTCTTTTTTTTTCGTGGGTTCGTTTAGTCTGTGATTCTCAATTACGATAACCTAAATGATAATGAACACGACTTTATTCGCACAAATCGGGCAAAAACACGACTTTATTCGCACAACCGAAAAGTGGGTTCGCGCTTAGAGCCGCAAGGGATACAGCCGTTTTAGGTCGCCAATCACTTCTTAGTCTTGTGAGTCACAAGCCTCCGGAACTACGGCTCCGCCTTCGTCCGGGGTTAACGCAATCAATATATCTATTAATATCTGCGCGTATGTAGGGAACGAAGTGACCGGAATTAGCGCTATGTTTAAGTACAAGCGGAAGACATCCGTTAATAGAGCGTTAATCTAACGAAATAGATAGCGTTCAATCCCTACATTTTACCGTCTTAGCTGTCTATACGTAATAGAAGGACGTAACATACCGTATAACCTAGCGATAGGCAGGCGGGATATAGCCGGCACACGTACGCTATATGTAACATCGTATAGGCATACGTATAGTTATATAGGAAGGAAGGCGGCGGGGAGGCGTCCGGTTGCGATGCGTGATGAGGCGGACAGCAACGAGCCACTGCCAGAGGATGAGCCCTTCCGAAACTCACGGGGTCAAACCGAATGACCAACGCAATATGCACGATCCTATACATACCATGCGGCACATGGCATATGGCAGGGTGCAGGTGTGGCGCGGGTTCTCGAATGCATAAACAATGTACGTTTAATTGCGATAAGTAAACGTACGAAAGCTATCATATCAACGTTACTTATTAAAAAAAAAAGCAACGAGCCACTGCCAGAGGATGAGCCCTTCCGAAACTCACGGGGTCAAACCGAATGACCAACGCAATATGCACGATCCTATACATACCATGCGGCACATGGCATATGGCAGGGTGCAGGTGTGGCGCGGGTTCTCGAATGCATAAACAATGTACGTTTAATTGCGATAAGTAAACGATGACGAATGCTATCATATCAACGTTTGTCTATTGATTCGAATGTAACTCAATTTACTTCTGTTAAATTCGTTATTCATAAATATGTATTTAATATACGATGACCCAAACGAAGAATCGCGGAAACGCCGGGCCCCCAACCGCCCCCAAAAATACCGGCGCGACTGCTGTCCGGAACTTGCGCACAATTTTTCGAACTCGGGGCGTCAACTAAACGGAGGTGATCGTGTTGTACATACAGATTCGCAGTCTTACGGACAAAGAAAAAGAATATTTGCGCGAAAGGTTTTCGGAACTTCTCGAAGGGGCTGACGAGCTTAAAGTCTCGGTACATTGCGATGACTCATGCGGACGTGCTATTCCGTATAAAACGACGTGTTTTGAAAAAAAAAAATAAACACATACAGATTCGCAGTCTTACGGACAAAGAAAAAGAATATTTGCGCGAAAGGTTTTCGGAACTTCTCGAAGGGGCTGACGAGCTTAAAGTCTCGGTACATTGCGATGACTCATGCGGACGTGCTATTCCGTATAAAACGACGTGTTTTGAGATATTGGAATGGTGTCCGAAATGATAAACGAAGGTGTAGACGTTGCCTCATAAATGCGACGTTTGCGAAAAAGATGGCGAAGTAGACTACGATGATATTAACGATCGTCATATGTGCGAGCGATGTTGGGACGCATATTACGAGGCTTGTTATTCCGGCGGCTTAACATAACGATTATTCCACGAAATAAGCGCGTCGCAGCCGTTTTAATCCAGCCGGAGGGTATTCGGTAAGGTGAACGTTAGAAACGCTAATTTCGTGTGATTTCGAAGGGAGGACGAAAGAGTGGCGAAATATCGTAAAAAGCCGATTGAAATAGAAGCGGTAAAATTCGAGGATACGGCGCATTCAATCACTGATATTTCGAACTTGGCCGGCGGAAGGACGATCGTATACAGTTACCAGAGTGAATATCCGACTTTAACGATTCAGACTTTAGAGGGAGATATGACCGCGCAAGTTGGCGATTACATTATTCGCGGCATTAAGGGCGAACTTTACCCGTGCAAGCCGGACATTTTCGAAAAGACTTACGAAAGGGTGAACGAATCGAATGGCGGAATTTAAAACGTTAAAAGAAATCGTCGAGCAGCTTAAAGATTGTGGATATGAATGCGAGGCAGGACCGTTAGTCAATAACGTAGCTTTTCAAAAGCTTGTGGAATTAGCGGGGGTTTCGGTTGAGTCTGGAGAGGAAATTTACTTCGTCCGTTAATATACGGGCAAATCAGGCGTATATTACGCGGTTAAGACTTGCGTTCGACATTCGAAAGGGTTTATAACCCGACGGTCGACTTAGCCTACGTGAGTCCAACGCAATCAGAACGAGGCTTCCGCACCCTACGGCGGAGGTCTTTTTGTGCTTGCGTTTTACTGATCAGTCGGAATGTGCTTCCGAGCCTTCCGGTGACGCTAGCGCACCCACCGACACGCCTCTTAACAATGCGGACCCCGGTCGGTGTGGCAAATAGGGGCGCATGTTCCTCGGTGGCGATGCGGTCTCCAAAACCGCGTGGGCAGGTTCGATCCCTGCCGCCCCTGTAAAAGCGGGTTTCATGTTGGAGCGCGCTTTAAGAAATGAAAAGGAGACGATGTGAATGGCGGATAAACGCGAATCAACAGTAAATTCAGAAATGGCGAAGGTGGGTACTACAAAATTCAGCCTAGAATCTCAAACCGGAAATATTTACGCAACAGGCGACGTTAGCGTAAAAGTAGCCGTAGAGGTATCAGAAGCTATAACCGGCCTCAAAGCGCTACAGCGCGAAGCAAAGGCGGCGACACAGGCGCTAGCTGAATTGCGCGAGGAGCAGGCGAAGCACGAAGATACTCCCTCAACTGTTTACGAGGAGTATATCGAAAATGTAAAACGATTAGCTGGCGATTGGTACTCGGAGGAATTTCGATTAGCGAACGACATTATTTACGGCGCTTACTCTTCAGGCGCAGAAGGTGAAGTCTACATTGGTCGAGGGATGGGAACAAGCACGTCAATCCGGGCATTAGAAAATACGTTTAAAGATGTTGTTTATCTATCTGTAGAAACCCAAAGAAACGCGCCGAATTTAAACGGAAAAGTAGTTTTTGTAGATCCGGGTGTCAGTGTTCCGAGAGGACAGAGAATCAAGCGGTTATTAAAAATCTCTTGTGTAGATGGAAATGGAGTTCCGTGTTAATGGAGTTCGTAGTTATGATAGTCGATACACCGGAGCAAGCCAGATTTCTCGAAAATAGTTTTAGAGATGTCGACAACAAGCGTATTTATTTCCGAGCTTTAGCTGTTGGTCAGGCAGCCGTCGGTTGGCAACATAAAGGAACGCGTCCAACTAAGGTTATAGTAGCGTACAGGGAACTTACAACCGATCGAGAGAAGCGGTGGGAGCGAGAGGTCGTCAGAAATATCGGGTATAAAGACACGCATCCGACGAAGAAGACACAGTGGATAAAGTTAAACGGAGGCGGTCGCCTATGACGAATAAGCAGATGGAATCCTACTGTTCCCCGTCCAATTGTTCACGCCATTTCGAAGTTTGCGAATGCAAGTCGATGTGTCTGCTGCGGTATGGAGCCGAAATACGGAAGCGGCAGGAAGAAGTCGGAGCTGCAGTCGGCATATACGAAAAAAGACGAGCACACCTACGTTGGCTGCGGCTCAAACGTTGGGGCGCCCGTCGTCTTATAGATTAACACTCGCATATACTTCGTCGATTCGGTCCTGATTGATTCCGATATATCTCAACGTGACCGACTGCTTCGAGTGGTTGAAAATCGATTGAAGTAGCGTAAGATCTGTGCCGTTCTTGTACGCGTGGTAGCCGAAAGTCTTACGCAATGAGTGACAGCCGATTGTACCGAGCTTCTCCGAGAGGCCGGCGCGCTCAACAGCTTCGTTAAGGATGCCGTAGGCACGAACACGGGTAATGGCTTTCGAACCTTTCCGAGAAGGGAAAAGCCAGTCGTCATCGTTTGCTTCGGTCGGAATCAGGTCGGCAACGGCTTTCTTGATTGCGGAATTGAAGAAGAAACGTTTTGACTTCTTCGTTTTCCCTTCCGTAATCGCAACGAAGTCCTTTCCGCGCACATCACCGACTTTGAGTGCGAGTATATCGGAAATACGTAGGCCGGAATTAATGCCGATCGTAAATAAAAGCAGATCACGCCCGCGAAGGGCTTTTTTTATTGCGTTTATTTGGCGTTTTTCTCTAATCGGTTGGACTTCGTTCATTCGAATTTCACTCCGTTCTCAATATGTTAAATTCATATTAACGAAAATAATAACGAAAGTCAAGCGAAAGGAGGGCGATAATTTGGCGTACATTAACGGAAAATGGTTGGATCGTGAAGAGCGGCAAGAACGTATCGACTTATTGATCGAGAGTGTGCGCCGATTAGCGGCCCTCATTAAAGCGAAAAAAGCCACCGATTACCATATCGATATGTTCCGGAAGAACAAGGCCGAATTAATTAAGCTGAAGCGTGTTCATCGTGCCGAGGTGGATATCGCATATTTCACCTACGAGTATTTGAGCGACGGCCTAAATCCGGAAAACGAGGATAATGTCGTAAGGAACTCGGATGACGGGACGCCCCACGACGGCATTGAAGATATCGCGAAGATACATGAAGAGTTTTTTGAGCTTTGCGATTACGTCAACGAAGAAAAAAGGAATGCGCGTCTTGCAATCGCAGCAGCCCGGGGCCATTCAAAGTCCGGAATGTTTTCGAACGCTTTGCCGTTACATCAGGCGGCTTATAGGAAGCGCAAATATATCCTCGTCATATCAGAGACGGATTCGCTCTCGAAAAAGCTCATCGGATGGGTTAACAAGCAAATGAAGTTTAACGCAAAGCTGCGGGAAGACTTCGGGCCTATGATGCACGAGTCGGCGAGCCGTAACGAAAAGGATAACGAAGAGGCGTTCATTACAACGACGAATATCCTTATCGAGTCGTCATCCTCCGGTAAGCAGCTTCGCGGTAAGCGTCACGGAGCTGTTCGGCCGGACCTCGTAATAATTGACGACCCGTCATCGACAAACAATGAAGGAACCAAGGAAGCACGTGAAAAGCTCGTTCACTGGTTTAACTCCGTCGTTGTTCCTATCGGGTCCAAGGCGACCGCGATCGTGTTAGTCGGGACGATGGTTTCAGCGACCGGGCTTCTTAACCACGTTCTGAAGCGTAAGGATTTCAAGGCGAGCTTTCACGGAGCGATCATAAGTGAGCCGACGCATCCGGAATTATGGGACAAATACTGCGAGGTATATGCGAGAGCAGAAACGATCGAAGAGGCTGACGAATTTTACGAAGCGCATAAAGAGGCGTTGGAGGACGGCGTCGAACTGGCGTGGCCTTGGCGATGGACCTATCGCGAGCTTATGCACGAAAAAGTAAACATGGGAACGCGCGCATACAATTCGGAATTCCGAAACTTGGCTTTCAGTGAAGACGAGCAGTTTTTCTTTCCGGATAACTACGCTTATTATCACTACTACCACGAGAACGGCACAGCATACGTCGTGTACAACGAATTGAAAATACCGGTCAGCGATCTTCTGATTGTTGGCGCGTGGGATATCGCGCAGGGTAAGAATGCGAGGTCTTGCTACAACTCGGTTATTACGCTCGGCAAACACGAGCCGACCGGATACATTTTCGTACTTGATGAATACGCGTCGAAGGAGCCGGCGCACGTATACATTGACGTCATTATTCGGAAGATCAAACAATACCGGCATCGTTCCTTCAACGTCGAAACAATAAACGCGCAGCACGAATACTATCGTCAGCTTCAGGAGCGGGTCCGGCAGGAAGGTCTTTATACGTGCCGCGTGAACGATGTGAAATCGCATAAGTCTTCGAAAGACGAGCGTATTCAGTCGATGGAGCCGATGCTGCATAACAAAACGCTAATTCTGAACGATAGGCATACGATGCTTCTCGATCAGATGGCGCAGTATCCTTTCGGCGATTACGTTGATTCACTCGACGCGCTTCAACAGGCGCTCGAATCCGTATTCAGGCCGAAAACAAGGCTAGTGAAGAAGCCGGGATGGCTATAAGAAAGGAGGCGATAAAATGTCGCGTATGAAAGAGCTTGAAGCAAAACTAACGCTTCAGCAACGTAAGGCAGCGCAAGTCGTTGCGAGTAATGAAGTCACGCCCGAAGACGGGAACAAACGAAGTCAGGACGCGCTGGCCGAAGAAATCGGCGTAAGTCGTATGACGCTCTATCGATGGCGGTTTCAAAATCCGATATTCATCGAATACATGAACATATTAGCGGACGACATGCTTTCCGGGCACCGGTCCGAAGTATACGGGCAGCTCCTAAAGCTGATAAAAGGACCGCAGCCTTCAGTTAAAGCTATCGACTTGTTCATGCGTCGTCACGGATTGTTGACCGATCGTCAGATAACGACCAATGAAGCTGACGGAGGCGCCCGCAGTAACGAAGATATCGAGAAGGAACTCGAAGAACTGGCTGACATTATCGGAGAGGAGGAATAGCGTTGGGGTTTTTCAACTTACTAAAGAAACACGACCAGCCTTCGGATGAATACACAGTCAAAAAGACATACAGTATCATTCGGGAAGGCGCGCAATTTCCTCCGGATGATTCAATCGAGAGGTTGGCGAAGTATAAGCGTATGCGTAAGCTCTTCGAAGGAAAGCACCGAGACGTGTACTATCGAGAAGGAACTCGAAGAACTGGCTGACATTATCGGAGAGGAGGAATAGCGTTGGGGTTTTTCAACTTACTAAAGAAACACGACCAGCCTTCGGATGAATACACAGTCAAAAAGACATACAGTATCATTCGGGAAGGCGCGCAATTTCCTCCGGATGATTCAATCGAGAGGTTGGCGAAGTATAAGCGTATGCGTAAGCTCTTCGAAGGAAAGCACCGAGACGTGTACGAAAGGGCTACGGACATATTAAAAGATTCGCCACAATCGAAACAGCTCGAAAAGCTCTACATCGCGGTTAATTTGGCGGACATACTCGTCACCAAGCCCGCGGATATGCTCGTCGGAGAACCTGTTCATTTTGAGAGCGGGCTGGATGACACTAGCAAAGAGCAAACAGCGCTCAACAGATACGTAGAAGAAAACGACCTCAACCAACTGCTGCACGAGAGCGCCATGTCGAACGGATATCGAGGCGACGCGTGGATTAAAGTGCGGTTTGGTTACCGACAAGACTATTCCGAGCTCGTCGCGATGGGCTTAGAGGTTCCGGAAGACGCGAAAATGGAGGCCGTTGTTGAGCATGTTAATGCGAATTGCGTTTTTCCTGAGTTTTCAGCCGGAAACGTTAAGCAGATCAAAGCGGTCAATATAGCCCAAGTCGAATGGGTAGAGACGGAGAAGACGGAAATTCCTTTCCTAAACGTAGAGCGCCATATACCGGGACACATCTTCTATACGCGCTACAGACTATATCAGAATGGCGTCGATGTTTCAGGTGGCGCCCCAATCAGCGTTTTCAATATAGGCGAAGAGGTGCCGACGGGCCGCGAAGAAGACCACGAAGAAACATTCCTCCCGCACATTCCGGTATTTCACATCCCGTACAAGTCTATTGATGACAGTTATTTCGGTATTGGTGGATTGGAGAAGATTGAAACGGTATTCGCAGCGATCAACGACCGGCTTGTTCAGATCGATTATATTCTTTGGAAACACAGTGACCCCACAGCGTACGGTCCGGATTTAGAAGCAACTAACGGAGCCGTTCAGTTTGGTGGCAAATACATTCCGGTAAATAAAGACGACCCAACGCCCGGATATATGGTGTGGCAGGCTCAGCTTGATGCCGCGTTCAAACAGCTCGACATGCTATTGAGTATTGTCTTTCAGATGTCTGAGACTCCGCAATGGCTTTTCGGAACAACAATGTCCGGAGACAATTCAGGCGGAACAGGCACGTCGCATACAGACGGTGTGGCGATCAAAGCTCGCTTCATGCCGATTCTTTCGAAGGTAAAGCGGATACGGGCGCACTATGACCGAGCGGTAAGAGACGCCCTTTGGACGTGTATGCTGCTCGAAAAAGCAGTCGGTGTCATCGACGTTGAAAATGCGGTTTATCCGCGGGCTATTTGGAGCGACGGACTTCCGAAGAATGAAAAAGAGCTCGCCGAAATTATGCAAATCCGTACAGGCGGCAAGCCTACGATTGATGTTCGCGGAGCCATTAAACAGCAGGACGATGTGGACGACGAGAAAGCTGACGAAATTATTCGCCGCATTGAAGAAGACGAAAAAACGACGAGCGGCTTTGTTGACGGATCGATTTTCAACAAGGAAGAATCGGAAAAGAGCCCTTCAGACGAGGATAAAGAGGAAATCACAGAGGAGGACGATAGTTAATGCCTCGTTCTCCTGAGCCTCAATACGATTATCAGACGAATCGACTTGCCGGGTATTATCAGGAAGCGGTCCGAGACATTTTGGCGGAGCTTGAACGAATTGACCTCGATAATTTTCGAAGGGCTAACGCGTTGGCGACCTTGAAATCTATTAGCGAGATCCTCAGCGATTGAGACATTTTGGCGGAGCTTGAACGAATTGACCTCGATAATTTTCGAAGGGCTAACGCGTTGGCGACCTTGAAATCTATTAGCGAGATCCTCAGCGATTTAGACGAAAAATCTTCCGCATGGGTCAAAAAGAATGTGCCGAAGGCGGCCACCGATGGTATTGCGCGAGCACTGGTCGCTCTTGACGTAGCAAAGACGGTAGCTGACGCAGAAAAAATCGTTGCTTTTAACGAGGTAAACAAGTACATGGTTGCGGCGGCTGTAGCGGATACGCAGTCGGATTTATTAGCGATTACGCAAAACGTCGATAGGAAGACGCGGGCTGCCGTCAGGAAAGCCGTTTCGGATTCGATGCGGCTTAATATGACCAAAGGGACGAACGGACGGCGCAGCATAACGGATCTGGTGCGCAAGTCTCTTCGAGCTTCAGTGAGTACCGGCATTATTGATGCGAGGGGGAATCGATGGAAGCCGGAAGTGTATGCGGATATGGTTGTCCGTACAAAGATGATGGAAACCTATCGGGAGGCCCATACGAATGAGGCGGTAAGTCGTGGCGCATATTATGCGCAAATTTCGTCGCACGGAGCGAAGGATCTATGCCGTCTCCACGAGGGACAAATCATTAAGCTGACTGACGATGCTCCCGGCAATTATCCGACATATGACGAACTCAAAGCGACCGGGGAGATATTTCACCCGCGTTGTAAGCACGTAATTTCTACAATAAGAAACCCATCAAGCGCCGTGTAGCGCTTTTTTATTTTGTCCGAACGTTATGACGTTAAAAGAAACGGCTGCATCACTCAATAGCCGACGGGCTTTAAGCGGTGGAGGGACTGTATGAGCGAAGAACTTAAAGAAACGCAAACAAGTGAGGTTACCGATCAAACTACGGCTGAGGTGCCGGAAAATAAACCTGAAGTGCAGACGGTGACTATGACGCAAGAGGAATTTAACGCTGTAATTGCTCGCGAAAAGGGGCGCGTTAAGAACAAGTATGCTGACTATGACGAAGTGAAAGCGAAACTCAGCGACTACGAAAAAGCCCAGAAAGAACGCGAAGAAGCAGAACTGACCGAGCTGGAAAAGCTTACGAAACAGCTCGATGAAAAGGCCGAAGCTGAAGCCACCTACGTTAAGCAGATTGAAGATTTAAAAGCGGCTGCTGAACAGGAAAAAGTGGCGAACGAATTTATCAAGGTTGCTACGAGCAACGGCATCGCCTACATTGACGACGCTTTACGTCTGGCTGACCTATCCGCGGTAAAGGTTGAGGACGGAAAAGTAATCGGCATGGAGGACGTTGTAAAGGGGCTCGTTGACAATAAACCATACTTGGTTGCGAAACAGCAAACGCTGAAGCCGATCGGCCAACCCTCTAATAGCGGAGGAGACGGAGACGGCGGAGAAATCAAGACGTTAGAAGCGCAGCTAAGCGAAGCAAGGAAAGAAAAGAATTTTTCGAAGGTTATCGAGCTTTCAAACAAATTGAAATCACTTTTGAAGAAGTAGGGGGAAAATAAATGTTAACTAGTTACGATTTTAAAGATCAGGTACGGCAGAGAAATCAAGACGTTAGAAGCGCAGCTAAGCGAAGCAAGGAAAGAAAAGAATTTTTCGAAGGTTATCGAGCTTTCAAACAAATTGAAATCACTTTTGAAGAAGTAGGGGGAAAATAAATGTTAACTAGTTACGATTTTAAAGATCAGGTACGGCAGCTTGATGCGGGGATTGAACTTATTATTCAGGATGAACCAACGTTGCTTGGTCTGATCGGCTTAAACGGAGAGGCACTTTATCAGACTAAATTCGAGTGGATGTCTGACCGACTGAACTCAAACCTCGCGACTGTTAAATCGGTAGCGGAAGACGGAAAAATTACTGTGGCGGAAGATGACGGGGAGAAGTTCCGTAAAGATGCCATCGTTGTTATTGGCGAAGAGTATCTGAAAGTCACAAACGTGTCCGGCGATGTGCTGACGGTTGTTCGCGGATTTGACGGAACAGTTCAAGAGGAAATCAAGGCGGGCTCTGAGCTGCGCATCGTTTCCCGTCCGCAAAATGAAGGCGCTGGTGTCGGTATCGATGAAGGTCATGACCGTTATGTAGATTACAACTTCACGCAAATTATCGAAAGGTATGCTGCTGTATCAAAAACCCAACAAGCGGTCCGCACACACAATGTGACGAGTGAGCTTGACTACCAAGTAAAGCTACGTCTTAAAGAGATGGCGCGGGAATTTAACGACTGGTTGATCTATGGCCGCAGAATTGACGGTAAGCCTCGTACAACGGGTGGTCTTCTACACTTCGCTAGCTTGAAAAATGCTACTAGAGCTAACTTAAAAGGCGAAGAGGTTGGAGCTAAGGCAATTAACGATGTTATGGAACAAGTTTATTTAAGAGGCGGATCTGCTAACACGATTCTCACCAATACTGCGGGAGCTCGTCAAATTTCAAAATTGGCGAAAGATACTATCCGCACAGAGAGAACGGACACAGTTACAGGCCACAGAGTGAGCACCTTTGTTTCTGACATGGTAGGCGGGGGCGAGGCGACTGTAATCGTCGATCCAAACTTCCCTAAGAACAAAATCGCTTTGTTTGACCGTAACATTCTCTCTCTGCATCCATTGAGCGAGCGCTCTGTCTACGACGAGGATGCCACAGTTCCGGGAGCTGACTTTGTTGCGCGTCAGATCCGTGGTGAATACGGAATCAAGGTCAAAAACGCGAACGAAAAAATCGCTATCCTCGAAAATATCTCGACAACTGTATCTTAATGGCAATCGACGGGCTTCGGCCCGTCTTTTTAATTTGAAAGGAGGCCAACAATGGCAATTACAGATGATCAGAAACGGAGATTAAATGAATCTATGCCGGTCGCCAACGATCTAAAGCTCGGCGACATCATTAAGGAGTTACAAGAAAGCGGAGGCACGGCCGGTCCGAAAGGCGATAAAGGGGACCCCGGACCTCAAGGACCGAAAGGCGATACCGGACCAAAAGGAGCGGACGGGTTCGGTACCAAGGCGCAGTATGACGACATCATCGCGCGGCTTAAAGCGTTAGAGGGAGCTGGCTCGTAATAATGGCCGTCTATAAGGCTTCTCCGTTTTATTCCGTAGGCACCGACCAGACGATTGTTTTCGACCACAAAGGCGTTTATGAAACCGATGTGCCAGCCGAAATCGAGCAGTTAAATGCATTATGTCCGCAATGGATTAGCTGTATTGCGTCAGACGATGAGACGGAAAAGGCGGAGGCAAAGGCGCCGAAAAAGCCTGCACGTAAGTCCTCCGGAAAATAAGGAGGGCTGTGCGTATGGCTTTAAGCGTAGAAGCTGCAAACGAATACATCAACCGAATGACAATCGATAACGAGGATTGGAACGACTATGACTTCGCAAAGCAGCAGCGGGTATTAAACGTAGCCGAGGACGTCTTGGCTCGAAAGTTTCGTAAGTACGTCATTCCTGATGACGCAGTTTACGAGTTTACGAATGTGCTTGCGACTGCTTATAACGATACGAACCGTCTGAATAAGCACGGCATCGCGTCTTACTCAATCACCGGCGTCGGGTCGTTTACGTATAAGGAAACGCTTCGAGCTGACCGAAAGTTTCGTAAGTACGTCATTCCTGATGACGCAGTTTACGAGTTTACGAATGTGCTTGCGACTGCTTATAACGATACGAACCGTCTGAATAAGCACGGCATCGCGTCTTACTCAATCACCGGCGTCGGGTCGTTTACGTATAAGGAAACGCTTCGAGCTGACGATGAGTCTCTCATACCGAAAAAGACGATCGACCTGATCGAAGAAGCGAACGACGTAAAACTTAGCGGCCGGACCGTAAAAGCGACGGTGATGTAGTTGGCGATCATACCAATGCGTCAGGTCGTGACCGTTACTCGTGCTTCAGACGAAATAGACGTGTGGGGAAACCCTGTGAACGTCGAGCCGTTCGAAATTAAGTGCCGAATCGACGAAGGATCTACTATTGCGAATTCACGTTCTTCCGGCGTTGTGAAGAGCGAGGAAGTCGTAGCCACGGCGCGTATATTGGTCGATAAATTAGCCGACATCAGGTATACGGATACACTCGCATTCACGAACGAGCTAGGCGAAACCATTGAGCGTAAGCCGAAGGAAATAAACGTGAAGCGGCAAGTCAGTGGCAAGCCGATTCTGACCGAGGTAATCGTATGAGTTTTACGTTGGATGCTGGCGATTTTCTATCGTTATTGGGTAGCCGAGAGGTAGCCGTTGAGCAGGCAGCAAAGACAGCGATGCATGATAACACGGATGACCTCGCTAGACTTGCGCAAAATATCGCCCCGATTGATAAAGCCACGCTCCGTCGCGGCATGAAAAAGAAGGTTACGTTAAAGCGTGATAGTCTGATCGGTGAAGTATCGTTCCGGGCCGTTGATAAAGGCTTTAACTATGCGTTATGGACCCATGAAGCGGAATACAGCCTCGGACCGAATTCGGCAAGTGCCGGCGGCATTAGCGGCTATCCGGTCGGTAACAAATATCTGGAACGTCCACTGAAAGGTGAATCGCAGAAATACATTAATCACGTAGCAGACGCGGTGAGAAGGGAGTTGTGATAATCGTTGAAGATAACCGAATTAATCTCGTTCATACAGTCGCGGGTTGACGGCGTTTATTACGCAAACGGATTCCCGCGAAATGCGGCAGATGAATGTACTTATGTGCGATTTACAGGCGGCTTTCCTCCGTCTCAATGGACCGGAAAGAGCCAACCGTCGTTTCAAATAATCGTACGAGGAAAGGCAAGGGGCGACGCGGATTGCGAAGAGAAAGCGTACCAGCTTCAGGAAGCGTTAACGAACCTTCGCGAAGTGTTCATAGGAAATAGCTCAATCGTTGTTATCCGCGCAGCCAATTCGGTGCCGTTATTTATCGGATACGACGACAATGATCGTCCCCAATACTCGTTAAATTTCGATTGTGTAGTGCGCCCTGACCGGGCGCTTTTTTAATGCAAAAATAAAGGAGGAAAACGGATGGCTGGAATTAAAACGATTCAAGTTCCTATCGGCCCCGCAATCGTCGAATACGGCGAGGGTAAGGATATGGTGACGTTTGACATCACGAAGGGCGGCATCGTTTTTAAGGCGCAGATGTCTAAGCAGGATACAACGGTCGACCAATACGGTGACTCGATCGTAGGCTCACGGACAAAGGGTGGAACTTGCGAATGTACCGTACCGTTTGCGATCTATGATTTAGAAAAGATTCATAAGGCGGTGCCGAACAGTAAGTACGTGTCTGACGGAGACAAAAAGAAGCTAGTAGTCAGCGGCAAAGCCGGATATGACTTACTGAAGGATGCGAAGCCTTTACGAATTAAGCCGACAGATCCGGAAGCGACGGCCAACGATTGGCTCACGATTCCATTAGCTGGTGCGTCGACTGACATCGAATATACGTATGATTCCGATAATGAGAGGATCGCTAACCTAACGTTTACCGGTTATCCGGACACGATGGGAGACGGCGATCTTTTTATTATGGGTGATGAAACGGCCGGGACCTCTTCCGGCACTGGTAGCGAATAACAAACGAAAGGCATCGTCGAGAGGCGGTGTCTTTTTAATTAACGAAAGGAGAGTCGCATGAACATTTTCAAAAAGAAACTGGAGACGGACTCGATCAAGCTCGGTAAATATCCGGTCGAGGTCGCGAAACTCACTCCGGCCAAGTGGAAACAGCTTTTCGCATCACTCGATAAAATTCCGTTTCTCGTTCTGGAAGTCTTTAGCGCGCCTAAAACGGATTTCTACTCGTATTTAGTAAGCGCGATTGAGGTCGGTATGGATGAGATCGTCGAGATTACAGCATTATTGAGCGGCATAGATGCCGAGTACATCCGTGAAGAAGTCGGTACGGACGAAATTATCGAGTACATCACGCTCACTGTCAAAAGGAACCGTCTTGACTCGCAAGCAAAAAACGTGAAGAGCCTTCTTCCGAAACTCGAAAAGTAGACGAAGAGGGCGATCTGTATACGATTGACGACTATCTAATCGAAGCGGCTATCAGTTTGGGCGTCACGCAGCATCAGATAGAAAACGAGTTTTATATGGTGGATATACCGAAATTTGTGCGCGCCAAGACGAAACAAGGCGCGGTAAGGCGCATAGAAGACATTCGCGTACTTCTCGCGACGAATAGCCGGGCAAGTGAGGACGACGAGTATAAACAGCTCATGAATACGTTGATTCGGGCGGCTGGTCTTCGTCCGGAAGTGAAATTCGACCGTGAGAAATTCGAACAACTACGGGCTTTACAGGGGAATTTTCGGAAAGGAGGTAAATAGATGGCCGGAACAACAGTCGGAGAAATCCGGGCGCGTCTCGTATTAGACATGGCGGACTGGTCCCGACGATCTCAGCAAGCTCGAAACGATATGGATCAAATGGGCCGTTCATCAGCGAATCTGTCGAAGCAAATGGGCCTCATCCAAAAGGCTTCGCTTGCGGTCGGAGGCGCAGTCGTAGCCGGTATCGGTGTTTCCGTTAAAAAAGCGGCTGACTTCGAGGAGGCCATGTCGCGAGTTAAAGCGATCAGCGGCGCGACCGGTCAGGACTTCGAAGACCTGAAGAATATTGCGGCTAAGATGGGCGCCGAAACTAAATATACAGCGGTAGAGGCGGCCGAGGGTCTTCAATACCTCGCGATGGCGGGTTTCAGCGTAAAAGCGCAAGTCGGATCGTTGCCGGCCGTGCTCAACTTAGCGGCAGCTTCGGGCGAAGGGCTCGGACGTTCAGCGGATATCGTTTCGAATATCATGACCGGCTTTGGCATTAAAGCGGAAGACTCCGGGCATGCCGTTGACGTACTCGTAAAAGCGATGACGACGGCCAATACGGATCTGCCGCAATTGGGTAAACAAAATTGCCCGGCTGCTTGGGAACAAGCTGCGTAACACCACGTGAATTCGGTGAACTCTAAGTCACTTTAAATAATAAGTAAACGCTCAGTCCTTTTCTTTAAAAAGTTTCGCAGTTAAAGAGGGGGATTTTTTTATGCCGAAAAAAAGAACACATGAAGAATTTTTGAAAATTGTTAATGAACGCACGGAAGGAAAATATAGAATTCTTGGAACTTACGTGAATAATGTAACGCGTGTTAAGACCTTGTGTACAGTTTGCGGCAATGAGTTTCTACTATGCCCTAAAGATTTCATCAGAAAGAACACAGGGTGTCCTGAATGCGCTAAAGCTCGGGTAGGACTGTCAAAAAGACTAAGTCCTGCCGAATTTGAAAAGCGATTTCAGGAGATGTATGGAAATGACTATGCGTTGCTTACTCCGTACAAAACCAGTAGGGAAAAAGTACGAGTTAGGCACAACATTTGTAGCCACGTCTTTGAGCCCTCGGCTAATAATCTATTAACAAAAAGGAATGAATGTCCGAGGTGCTCCAT